AACGCTGAAGGAGCTTCCAGTTTACGGGATTCGGTAACGACAGCCACGGGAGAACGGAACGAGGATCAGTGAACGAGGACAACGGTCTGTAAATTGACAAAGACGAGTCCGAGAGGGTCTCTTTGAAGATAAATACACTACCACCAGCTTTAATATATTTATTTATCCAAACTATCTGCCACTTATTAAGTGCAGGATAACTGATATTATCTGATTTTAATTCTATCCAAAATATTTTGCCATTTGCAACACAATGTATATCTGGTATTCCGTTAATTGTGCTAGATTCTATGCGAGTTAAGAAGCAGTCAGTCAAGTTTTTCTTGACTCTATTCCATAACAAACTTTCTCTTTTCTTTTCGCTCATTTTGTAGTCAGTTTTTTTATATCTATGATGACTGATTGAGGTATGATTGTAGTATTACCAATCTCTATTGATCCATCATCATTTTCTGAATAATCACCAAAAATTCTTGTAATTCCTTTAGTCTGACTTAATAAGTGTCCTTTGGTTACACAAGTAGGAAGCTTTGCCTTCAGAGCTGCAGGGATGCTTTGCCAACTACTATCACTGCAAATATCATACCACGAGACTGAAACGAGAGGGTACTTCTCTTGCCAAGTCTTAGCTTTTTTATTAATTGTTATTTTTCGTTTTAACATTTACTACTCCAACTGATGTATTTAATTTTTTGTTATGTTTAGCATTAAATAACTTTATAAATTCAGACCAACTAGTCTTCCTCAGATGTTCCTTCGATCGTCTTTGCGTTGTGACCATCGATTTTCTGCGAAAGCTCTTGTAATTTTTTTTCAAGCTCTTCACGTGACATACCCTCCAAACCTGTTACTCTTACTTCTTTCTTATCAACATAAGCACCGGCTAATTGTCCTGATCTATACTCTGCATTTATTGCAGCAGCATACTGATCTTTTTTCTCTGCCTTATCTGCTAATCGTTCTAATCTTTTGTAACGTCTAAGGTTGTCACCTTCGTACATTTTAAGTTCTTGACCAAACCTTGTATCAAAGTATTTTGCTATGTGTGGGTTCAATCTTCTGCTTAATAATCTGGATGCTATGACACCGTAATCATTTTCATTCTTACAAACATATCCTGCTTTTTTAAGTGCCTCAGCTTGAGTGATGTTGCCATGATCTTTCACCATTATTTCAACAAACATTTTTTGTTTTGGTGTTAGATCATCTACTGTTCTAAGTTCCTTCTTTTTCAGACCCATAATCAAATTCTTTCAATATTTTTAATTTTTCTTCATTTTGAGCAATAACATCAATTAATTTATCTAACTCATCAACGTGTTGTGGATGCTCACCAATAGCAACTGGTTTTTCTAAATAAATTTTTACAGTTGCATCTGCTTCAGATATTTTAGCTTTGTATCTATCTGCAAGTGCTTTTAATAAAATATCTCTAAACATAATTAACAAAAGTTTTTGATTTTAACATGGTCAGTTCGTTTTTTCTCCTCTTTGGCCTTATTAATCTTCTCTCTGTTCCATAAAAGTAACAAAAAAACAATAAAACCGTAGATTGCAAATAACATAACCACTACATGTAGTATTTCTAACATCATAAAATTCACTATATAGATTATTTTAACACCTGACTACAATAAATAAAAGTTTTTTAAAAGTTCCCGCAAGTGGTGTCCCTCAGGGACACCACAGGGACACCACAGGGACACCACTAAATTGGCTTAAAAGTGTTGCTATTATTGAATAATAATTGATTAGGGACAGCAGGGACACCTCTTTTACCCTCTGACCTGTTTATGATTGCATTACCCTAGATAATCTATATAGTAAATATTGTGAATAGTTTAATACTAATTACGTTCAAAGTTTGCCTCAGGCGGTCATTACTAGCTCTCTCTAATTATAGGTTATCGTCTGGGGTAAAATTTGTAAGACCACCGTGACTAATTATTAAACTCTAAATTCTTAATTTGCTTCATAATTTCTCTTCTCTCTTCACTACTATTTGTTGCCCTATATTGTTTATATAAATCTCTATACTTTACCCAATTTTGTTGGATCTTTGTAAATGTCACTTGTCCGGTGGCCTGTAACTTTTTGTATCTATCTGTGATTATATCTGGATCAAACCCTGCCAACCAACAAATTTTAACGAATACCGAATCAGGATACATAAACCAATTATGAGCATCGATCTTATAATAAGTTTCAGTCTTAGATGGATTAGGATTTAAGGCGTCTTCAAAAGCTTGTACAATGATAGCTTGAAACAAACGCTGCTCACATGGCCTATTTTCTTGTATCAATACTGAGGTAATATTAGTGCCCAAACTTTTTAACAAGTGTGGAGAGTAACTCACGGTAATGTTCCCGAATCTGTTTAGGAGAATCAATATCTAACACCCAAAGATAATCATCATAGCATTCATTTATTAACGTGCATTTGTCCTGGCCAGGAAGTTCTGCACAGTGTTCAATCGTACTATTTCTTATCTCAGTAAGGCCTTTTTTAGAATAATTCATCTGCATAACCACGGTGTGGGAAAAGATATGGATGTGGAATTACACCGTGGTCAAGCATTATTTTACCAGTTTTAAACCTTTTTCTTTCGCAATAAGTTTTCTACCGGACTTCCATTGATTCTCGACTATCTCAAGAAATAGAAGACTAAAATTTCCTAAACCAAAGTCATTTCCACAATACAACTGAAACATTACAGAAGTAAGCTCATCATAAGTTTTCTTGTTTGGGCATACCATAACAAGCTTATTTAAAGCTTCTTTCAAATGCTCTTCACTGCTTTTTCTCACAGTTTTCGCCACTAAATCTCCTTATTAAGTTAAATTAGTATGCTCGTTGTTCGCTGAAAATAAGGTGTTTTATGAGCCCCACCTTTTCATTTTAGGCTTAGGAATACGTATGTTCGTTATTATGACATCTGTTGCAAAATTGCAACAGTTTAATTTTTAAAAAATGCGGGCATTAAGTCAGTAAGGAGGTAATGTTATGAATAAATAATTAATGGGGGCCAGTCTCCCGCGCCCCCACTCAGCCTGCAGGCTTATTTACCGTTCAAGAGTTTCTTTCCTTGAGATAGTAAATTCTCTTTCATATTCTGATAGCTCTTGCCTTCTTTTCTTGCTATCTTTTTAATCTCTTCGTCAACTAGTTTAGCAATCATGCTACCTGGTCTTCTAAAACCATTTTTTCCCATTGCTCTAATGATGCAATATGAATCAATATCAACTGCACAACTTTTCCATTTACTTATATCCATGGTTCTCCTTTAATTATTTTTTCTTTCTCTTTTTTTGTAAAACCAATAACATTTATTCTTTTGCATTTGGCATTTAAATTTTCAATTTTTTGAACTATTTTCATGATTTTATCTATGGGTCTTTTCTTAAATTTAGTCATCCACAACCAATTCCAAAAAGATTGAAATCTATTATTCCATTTTTTATTTTCATAATTTTCTACTTTACTAATTTCATATTCTAATTTTAAAATATTTTGAGATGATTCACTTAAAGCTTTAAATATTCTGTATGATTTTCTATTATTTCTCATAGTTCTCCTAAAAAAATATTAAATATGATAAACCACCAAATATAAGTAATAATATTTTAGGTGGTAACAGTAATAATAAAGCTATTAATATTATTTCAATTAGGTGTCTGTGCATCTCTTTCATCCTTTTTACGTTCAATCTCGTCCCACAACAGACTTGTTGCTATCTCCGAGTTAATTAAATAAATTGGCATGTCTGTAAAATTAATAGAACAAGAAGTTAGTTTTGTCATCTGATCTTGAAAGTGTTGATCTGAATATTCTATCTCATTGCCATTCGCTGACGTAATTTGAGTTTCAGATAGTATTTGATCAACCTCTTTTATCCATGTTCTCCAACACTCTGATGCAGACTTAATTCCTTTCATATATTCTCCAAGTATTAAAACAACTTATCATCTTGTCTAATGCTTCATGAAATTTTATTGATGCATTAAGATTATCTTTACAATCAAATTCTCTGTAAAGTGCATTGTTTACATGTAATGAAAGTTTATTTGCATCTTCATCAAAAGTAAAAACAAATTTTCTTACTCTAGATTCATCCATGTCTTTATCTTTAATTTCCCACTCAGGTTTTAGAACTAATGGTTCAGCTGTTTGTGCTAAGCCAGAAGTTGCTTTTAATGTTTCAAGAAGTGGATCAGTTGTTATTGTATACATAGAGGCATTTCCTGTGGATGCATTTGCCGCTATCTTTGAATGTGCAGTTCCGGTTGTTGTCGCCGTCGCCACACCTTGTATCTTTTGATCTTTAGTCATGTTATCCTCTTTGTTAATTAATCTCGAATATATAATTTTTAATGGGATATGCAAGGATAATTTTATGAAAATTTTACTAACTCTTGTAATTTGTAGTTTCACTACTGGTGATTGTATTGCCCCACATACTGTAAATAAATCATTTAAGGATATGCACGATTGTTTAATGAATGGCTATCAAATGGCACAAGAAAAAACTAAAGAAATAGGTAGAGAAGAGGTAAATAAACACGGCATTTATGTTAAATTTTACTGTAAATCTGTCGAAGAAATTTAATTATTCACAAATATGGCCTTGAATAGTTCCCCTACCATCATTTAGATACCAACCGTTTTTACTAGCATTTTCAAATTCTTTATAAGTGGATATAGCCTCTCTATGATCATCACCAAATAGTAAACATTCGTGTACTTCCATAGGTCGTGTTAATTCAT